GCAAAGCAGATCAGACAACACTGGATCCGGGCCTAAACTATACGGCTGCATTAACTGGAGCTATTCAAGTTAGTTTGCCGGGAAGCCCAGATGCTGGGGATGTAGTGTATCTTAAAGCGGGCACAGGAGTAAGCACAAGTAATAAGATTACAGTTGAGACTTCTGCATCGCATACGATTGATGGATTAAATGAAGTACTTATTGAGTCGTCTCAAGGTGCTATTACATTCATTTTCGCAGGTTCTAACGCTTGGAAGATTGTATAATCATTTGTTTTTAGCTTGACTATTACTAACGGGCGTCCGAAAGGGCGTCCGTTTTTGCAGAATCGTTATAATAATGGTCTTTTTATAATTAAGAATACTATTTATTTTGAATTAATGTAATTTTAGGAGCATATTAATGTCTAGTTTGTTAAGTGAAGCCATCGTAGATGCCAAAGCATTACGGGAAGCAGCTTTAAAAAATGCTGAGACTGCTGTTTTGGATAAATACTCTGAAGAGGTCAGAGATACATTGGAACAGCTAATTGAACAGGACGAGTTGGGCGCTGATCTTGGTGCTCCAGCCGCCGATCCCATGGCCGACCCTATGGCTGACCCCATGGCAGACCCAATGGCCGATCCGATGGCCGATCCAATGCTTGGAGCCGAAGAGGGAGGCGAAGCCGAGGAGATCGTAGTCGGTGTGCCTCTCGCAGCTACAGACGGATTATCGGAAGAGGAAGGTGAAAACTTAGGCCACCTGCCCAAGAGTGGCGAGGACGTTGAGATTAATGTTGATCTGGATGCTCTCCACGAAGCAGTACAACAGCTTCAAGATGAGCAAGAGTTCAACCTTAATGAAGAAGAACTCGCCGCAATGTTAGCAGAGGAAGAGGACGATCCTGAAGAAACAGCCTCGGCTGGAGAGATGTCTGGTAAAGATGACGCCGGCACTGATACGGCCTCCCTTGAAGCTGCCGAAGCAGAGGAGGTGAGCGATGAGCCCAAGGGACTAGGCGAGAGCGAGTCTCTGGATATAGACCTTCCCGATGATTTGATTGATGAGATTGCGGAGCGCCTTGTGGTTGACATGGGCCCCCGGCTTCAAGGCTGGGCTGGACGCACCTCCGAAGATATTAATTGGCAGCTACAGAAAGCGATTGCGCATCGCCGTAGCACCGAAGTAGAAAAACATATGAAAGATTTGAAGAAGGCTTCTGAAGAGTTGGTTTTTGAAAATAAACAACTCAAGGAATCACTTGAACAATACAAGCAAGCAACTGAAGAGCTAAGAGAGAATTTACAAGATGTAAATCTTTCGAATGCTCGCTTGCTTTACACGAACCGTGTTTTGAGAAATACCTCCCTAAATGAGCGGCAAAAGTTAAAAATTGCCGACGCTATTTCAAAAGCTGGTTCAGTAACAGAGGCGAAAACAATATACCATACGCTCGAAAACGCAACGCCGGCAGCCACTAAGGCTGGCCCCCAATCGTTGAGTGAAGCAATTGGTCGTCGTGGTACTTCTGTTATTCGTGCTTCCCGCAAGGAAAGCACATCATTCGATCCCATTGCGGATAGGATGAAAAGACTAGCAGGTATTAAGTAAAATTAATACGAATACATTAACATAGGAGGTATTTTAAAAATGGCTGGTATTATTGATAGGTTAACGGAAGGCGTTGTTAACCGTGATATGCGTGCTGAAGGGCATGCGTTATTAGAAAAGTGGGATCGCACTGGACTCTTAGAGGGTTTGGAAAGTGATCGCAAGCGCCAATCTATGGCTCGTCTGCTTGAGAACCAAGCAAAGGAGCTTCTTCGCGAAAGTTCGTCAATGGCCGCTGGAGATGTTGAGGGTTTTGCAGCCGTCGCGTTCCCCATCGTCCGTCGTGTTTTCGCGGGACTGATCGCAAACGATCTCGTTAGCGTTCAGCCGATGAGTCTCCCCTCGGGACTTATCTTCTTCCTGGATTTCGTGTTCTCACCTGATCTTGGCGGACGCACAACCCAGACCGAGCGATTTGGTAACTTAGTTAACAAGTCGATTTACGGTACTGATAAGGTTGGTGCACAGGTAACTGGTGGTGTGAGCTTAGTTGACGCCTCTGGTTCTGACCTTTCAGGTCCGCGCACAGTGGGTGCCCGCGGTTATGCATATGCATCTCCTAGTGGTTCTACTGATGTTGCTACATCAAACTATGCTCTTAAGGATCAGTTTGATATCAACGGTGCGAACAACCTTGAAGGTAGTGGTCTCGAAGCCAACCGGAAGCGTATTCTGTACGATCCGGACATCATTGCTCTCTCGGGTAGTGGTTACAAGGTTGTTATTGTCGATGTGGCTAAGTCTGCATTTACAGCGGATACAACCGATTTCGAGAACCTTGGTGCTTTCAACATTACTCAAGCAAACCTTAGTGGTGCTTTGAGCAATGGCGCAGGTACTGGAGATGCAACTATTATGCGTCTCGTCCGACGTTTGACACACCTCGTAAGTGCTACGGAGTCTGCTCAATCTGTCAAGAGTATTCGCTTTGTCGTTACTGCTCTCTCTGCAAATGTAGGGGCCGTAGCCGAAAGCGCTGCACTCACTGTCGGTCATCCTCTTCGTGATAACTTCAATGTTGGCGGTTCCCTTGGTTCCGTTATTGGAGCTACCGCATGGGGACTGGAAGGCAACGCTGACATTCCCGAGATCGACATCAAGGTCGATTCCGTGGCTGTCACCGCACAAACCAAGAAGCTGAAGGCTAAGTGGACACCGGAGTTAGGACAAGATCTTAACGCCTACCACAATCTTGATGCTGAAGTGGAATTGACCAGCATTCTCTCCGAGCAGGTTGCTCTTGAGATTGACCGTGAGATCCTTGCGGACCTCGTTAACGGTGCAACCGCTGGTACGTACTACTGGGCGCGTGCTCCGGGTCTCTTCGTAGACCGTACAACTGGTGTTGAGGTTGGTGCATCTTCGGCTGCTCCCGACTTTACCGGTACGGTAAGCGAGTGGTATGAGACTCTTGTCGAAACCATCAATGATGTGTCGGCACAGATTCACCGCAAGACTCTGCGTGGTGGCGCTAATTTCATCGTCCTTGGACCTGAAATTGCGAACATCCTTGAGTTTACGGCTGGATTCCGTGCGTCTGTTACGGCAGACTCTGACACTGGTTCTGTTGGTGCCGTCAAGACCGGACAACTTTCTAAGAAGTTTGATGTCATTGTTGACCCATACTTCCTGCGAAACGTGGTCCTGGTTGGTCGTCGCGGATCCTCTTTCCTCGAAAGTGGATATGTGTACGCACCTTACGTGCCACTGCAGACTACACCCACCATCTTTGGCCCCGAAGACTTCGTGCCCCGCAAGGGCGTGATGACTCGGTACGCCAAGCAAATGGTGCGTCCCGATATGTACGGCCTTGTTGTCGTGCGTGGACTCGAAGGTGAGTCGGGCTCTACTGGCTAATTAGTAAATTAGATAGAGCAACAAAAAGTTAAGCCCTCATCGAAAGATGGGGGCTTTCTTTTATGGGCAGACTACTTACCTACGAATCAAGAGATTCATCCCATGTTTGATGACATGATTATAAATGGAGGGTTATAAAAATGGGAACTAAAAGAGTGGGTTTGGCGCGAACCCAAACATTAATTGAGAATTTAAAGAGAGAGCTTTTGCTTACTGACTCGACGTTAACCGGCGCAAAGCGTAGATTTTTGGCCAAGACGGCGGACTATACAGTTAGCACTGCTGATGGTGGCGCCGTGATTCACGTTAATCCTGCAGCTACGACCTTGATCCAGTTGCCTTCGGCCGCAACAGTTGGTGCTGGTTGGACTCTTTCTGTTATTATCGACGAGCAAGACGGTGGTACAATGGACCAAATTGTAAACATTGGAACGGCGAGTGGTGAGTTTTTCACCGGCCTGATTATCGGTGGTGACGGCGGCGGCGCCGTTGTTGCTAACGGCACGTCACACGATTTCATTAATTGCAGCACTAGCTCGACTAGTGGTGAAAGGTTTGACTTCGTGTCCGATGGCACTTACATGCATTGTACGGGCGTCGTTATTGATGTGTCAGATACACTGTTCGCAACGTCAGCAGCTTCTTAAACAAGAAGTAAAAGACTGCTTTTGTCTTTTAAGCCTCACTCCCTGCGGAGTGAGGTTTTTTTTTAGAAATGACGATCTCCCACATTTTTTCGCCGGCAAATTTTTGAGATTTTCGTTTTATATAAATTATACTAGTTATTATATAACAAGGAGTTTCCCATGGGAAAGAAAAGAAGAATAAACACAACACCCGGAAAGTTTACCAAGAAGTTTGGCACTCATCCGATTATGAAGACAGAGACGCCCGATACACCGGATACGTTGCCGGAACCAGCTATTGAGACTACGGCAGAAACAAAAACTTCCGCAGCAACAACTGCTACGGAAACAAAAACTTCTAAATCTCGGACTACCAAAAAGAAGAAAACAACAACTAAGAAGACGAAAGAAACTCGTCAAAGTGCGACAGCTTCATAAAGAAGGCATTTTATCATTGGAATTTTGTGATGAAGATCACTACTTAGTGTAGCGGGAGATCTCATTAATGCCAACTAACTTAAGTCCAATATCAGAAACCAGTGCAATTGTCTTACCAGCCACTGGTACTGTCTCTAAGGTAGCCGCCGGCGTACCGTTCGGCTCATATACCGGTTCGGCGGATTTTTTAAGTGGCGCTTCCTTACAAGTAGCCTTCGTGTACAAAAAATTGGGCGGTGATGTCGTAGACATTGAATTAACTGCTAATAACGTATATGCAGCCTACGAAGAGGCAGTTTTAGAATATTCCTACATTGTTAATCTTCATCAGGGCAAAAATATCCTTTCAGATGTGCTGGGGGATGCAACCGGTACTTTCGATCACAAGGGCGATAGAACATCAGGTCCGGACGGTGTTAGTTTAAAATACCCGCGATTCCAGATGTCCTATGCAAAGAAGATCGGAGATGGTCTGTCTGCTATTGCCGGATTTGGAGGCACCATTGCTCAATATTCAGCCTCCTTTTCGCCAAAAATCGATCAGCAAGATTATGATGTACAGTCCATTATTAACAGTGCGTCTAATTCGGGTGTAGATGATGACGGCAATCCTGTCACTTACAGCGGGAAGGTTAAGGATAAGCGTGTTTATGTCACGCAAGTTTTTTACAAGTCTCCTAGGGCAATGTGGCGCTTCTATGGGTACTACGGAGGGGTAGGCGTCGTTGGTAATTACTCTACCTACGGCCAATTTGCGGATGATTCAACATTTGAGATAATTCCCACATGGCAAAACAAAATGCAAGCCATTATGTATGAAGATTCAATTTATACACGAACTTCTCATTATTCTTATGAATTGATCGATAATCAATTACGACTTTATCCTACTCCGAGCTATTGGGGCCTGGGAGACCTGGATCGCATTTGGTTTAAGTTTTATGTTGAAGGCAACGCGTGGGAACCC